AGGTATGACCTTATTCTTATACTTCTTTAAGTGAGCAGATACGGTGTAATGTATATCATAAAAGTCCCAGTCACCCTCAAAGTATTCAGGTTTGTTTAATCCTACATCTTTCAGTGTAGACCCCTTTGCTGCAAGGAACAATCCATCCATACACACGACTCTTCCACAAGCTCCATAGTAAGTTCCTTGAGCTTTTAGTATATCATCTCCATGATAAACATGTCCTCGATGCTTTCCTTGTCTCCACACATTCTGATCCCACCAAACAGCATTTTCAGATAAATGTGTTGTTCCTGCTACTCCTACAAAACCAACTTCTTTATCAAATAAAGATTCAACTATAATTCTAGTGAAGAGTTCTGGGTCAGTGAGTATTTGAATATCATCGTGACACATAATTACGATATCATCATCACTAATTTCAAACTTTTCAAAAGCAGACGAGTAGCCATCAAATATGGACTTCTGACCTACTAAGAATTTAGTTTTAACTCCAGCCCTAGATAAGTATGAGGAAAGGTTCTTAGTAGTATCACTGAAGTTCTTACTTCTTGTACAGATAAACGCGAATATATTCATGAAGCTAGTAACAAAGGAAGATTACAAAAAAGAATATCAGAGATGCAAAAGTGATCCGATACACTTCATAAGTAATTATATCAAAGTAGTTCACCCTGTTAGAGGATTAGTTCCATTTAAGCTATACCCTTTCCAAAAGGTCATAATAGAAGCTCTAGAGAACAATAGGTTCAACATACTTCGTAAGTTTAGACAGGCAGGGTGTACTACCATCGCTGCTGCATACTCGTTGTGGCTATGCTGCTTTAAATCTCACCAAACAATAGTTATTCTTTCTGTAGGTGATACGGAATCTACTGAGGTTCTTGATAGAATCAAGATCATGTATGATGAGCTTCCTGAGTGGATCAAACCTAAGTCCACGACTATTAACGCACACAACCTCAAGCTTGAGAATAACTCTCATATTAAATCGCGTCCATCTGGTAAACAATCTGGCCGTGGTCTGTCAGGTTCTCTACTTATAATTGATGAGGCAGCATTCATTGAACACATTGATACTATTTGGGCTGCTGTTTATCCTATCATCTCTACTGGTGGTCGGGCTTTTGTGTTATCTACTGTTAACGGTATTGGTAACTGGTATTACGATACATGGACACGCGCTGTGGACGGCCTTAACGCCTTTAATCCAATCCAGATAGGATGGCAGGACCATCCAGAGTATGCGCGTGTAGAGGGCTTTGAGTGGCTCTACAAGGAAATGGAGGAAAGAGATCCTCCTATGGATATAGATGAGTGGGAGCCAACTACAAGAGCTAACATCAGCCACAAGAAATGGTTACAGGAATACGAGTGTGAATTCCTTGGTACAGGTGATACCTTTATTGAGGGTATGATTCTGCAAGCACTGACGGAGAACATAAATGATAACTTCTACCGTAAGTATAATAATCGAATGTATGTCTGGAAAGATCCAGACCCTAACTCGACTTACTTTATGGCAGTCGATGTGGCGTTGGGTCGTGGGCGTGATTATTCTGCTTTTCAAATTATTGATCTTTATTCAGGTGAGCAAGTTGCTGAGTTTTACTCTAACACCACACCTATAAACGAGTTTGCTCGTATTTGCTTCGATGAAGGAACCTATTATAATTTATGTCCAGTTCTCGTTGAGCGAAATACCATAGGTAATAATTTACTTGATTACCTATTTGAGCAACTTGAATATGAGAATGTCTGGTTTGACGAGAAGCAGCAAATGGGATTACAGATAACCGCCAAGAATCGTGATAATATTCTAGTCGAGATGGAAGAAGCGATTCGCATGAACGAAGTTAAAATTAATTCTAAGAGAACTGTTATGGAGCTTAATACCTTTATTATCAGCGATAATGGTAAAGTTAAGGCAGATACTGGACAAAATGATGACCTTGTGATGAGTTTAGCACTATCTATTTATGGCGGAAGACGCTATAGAGAGGAGAACCCTGAGATAGTTAAATTTAATCCTGCAAAAGAGAAAAAGCCGATGAGCATATTAAAATCACATCAGCTTCTTAGCAGTAGAGGAACCGTCCAAGAGGATATAACATGGTTGATCAAATAAACGAGAACGCTGGGCCAGGACAGACCACATGGACACCTATCGGTGATGGTAGTGTTCAGACCATGTATTCTACAGGATACATGTCCAAGATCTTTGCTAAATTCTTTGCAACAAAGGCACAAGAGAAATTAGCTGCGGCTGGTGATCCAAGATCAATTGAAGGTGATTTAATTGTAAACCCCAATGCAATGGGGACCATAGCAGAACCCCTTTGGAATTACACTAGAGGGTTACCTTTCCTCCCAGAATCTGAACTAAACAGGAAGCGTAGGTATGACGAGTACGAGAAAATGGATGACTACCCAGAAATTACTGCGGCTCTAGACATTTACGCAGATGATTGTACTCAAAAAGATATTAGAAATAAAAGGTGGACAGTAAAATCAGAGAGCAAGGAAGCTATTGAAGAAGTTGAAAAGCTATTTGAAAGAATTCGCCTTGACAAGTATTACTGGGATATTGTAAGAGGTGCCTGTAAGTTTGGAGATGGTTTTATAGAAACAGTTGCCAATGCTAATGATATGGGCGCTGGTATACGAAAAATAAAAATCCTTAACCCATATTACATCATGAGGATTGAGGATAAGTTCGGATACCTAAAAACATTTATTCAGGAGATACCGCAGCAGAACTCGAATTCAGGTGACTGGCATACTTCTAAATCTACTTACTTGGAATTAGATAAGAATCAGATCATTCACTTTAGGTTACATAGCTCTGATCCAAAATACTATCCATACGGTAAATCAATTCTGGCTGGTGCAATTAGGGTTTATAGATCTCTAAAGCTTATGGAAGATGCTATGCTCGTCTATCGACTCTCTAGAGCACCTGAAAGAAGGATTTTTTATGTTGATGTGGGCAATCTTCCCGCTTCAAAAGCAGAAGCTTTCCTTGAGAACATGAAAACTAAGTTCAAAAAGGAAAAATTTCACACAAATAACAGAGTAGACGGTCGTTACAACCCTCTCGCAGTTGATGAGGACTTCTTTGTACCTGTTAGAGGTAACCAAGGAACCAAAATTGACACTCTTCCTGGGGCTCAGAACCTTGGTGAGGTTGATGATGTTAAGTATTTCCGTGATAAGCTTCTCGCAACTCTAAAAATTCCTAAAGATTACATCGTTGAGTACGACAAATCTCCTGAAAGAAAGGCAAACCTTAGCCAACTTGATGTAAAATTTGCTCGCGTGATTCAACGAGTTCAAGATTCAGTTGCTCAAGGTTTTTCTGAGATAGCTAGAAGGCACTTAAATATGGTTGGATTCCCAAAAAGTGTCATTAAGAATCTCAAAATACAGCTACCAGACCCTTCTGATGTGTTTATAAAGCGCAAACTTGAGATAGATGAAGCCAAAGCTAGAGTAGTTCAAGCTGTAGTAGGTACTGGACTGTTCCCTACCAGCCATATCTACAAAGAATTCTATGATATGACGGAGACCGAAATTGAAATTCTAAAAGAAGAACTTCAAAAAGAGCAACAGGAGCAAGCAGAGCAAGAATCTACCCAAATGGCTATGCAACAACAGGCCCAGCTTGCTGGTCAAATGCAGCAAACACAAGCTCAGGGAGAAACTGACATGGCAGTTTCTCAAAATCAGGCGGCTATGGACATGGCTGTTGCCGATAATCAAGCCAAAAATGATATTGATGTTAACAAATCACAACCAAAGCCGAAACCTACAGCTAAAAAAGAGGAAATTGAACAATTAGAGGTTTTGAAAAGGAAATATCTGATTGAAGAGGGCGCAGATTCTCCAAAATACAAGGCCATAAGCAGAATTTTGAAAAATAAAGTTCAATTTTAAAAAATTAGCCCTATAAAAAACTATATAAATAGAGAAATATACACTATAGCTATGAAAACATTCTTCAATCAAAGAAATAAGAAAATTTCTAATCTAAATTTCATGTCCGATAACCTAGGACACTCACTAAGGGAGAATGTAACCCTATTTTCTGTTGATGACGCCTCTTCTAGAGCGACTTTCGTGACTGAAAGTGGGAATATCATCGAGGGTACATTTTATTTTGGTGAAACAATGATTCTAGATGACATTGATGTGGAATCTGGGGAGGTTTTCACTGAAGAAGAGAAGTTTGATTCCTTAACCAAGAATCAAATTTCTTCTTTTATTGACAATGTGTACAACGACCAGCTTGCAGGTGCAGGTGAAGCGTTTGATAATTTAATCGAAGCTTGGGGTCAAAGAGTTCGCTTCAATCAAACTGTAGAAAAGTTGCAAGAGCAATCTGAAGCTTTTAATAACACCTTCAACATTGTAAGCACTCAAGAGTTTGAAAGATTCCTAGAACTTTCAGAGAACATTTCTAAATTCTTAAAGGAGAACTCTGAGAAGGTTTTATCAATACCAGAAATAGTAAATGCAGTCAAGCTTTCAGAAACTGTTTCAAGAGCTTTTGATATTCCTAGAATGTCTATTGATGATCTGAAAGAAAAAGGTTCTTTTGAGGTATCATTAGATGAAAACTCTGATATTTACGAAATGGTTTGCAAGCAAGAGCTTGTAAAGAAAGAAATCCTTGAGTCAAAGAAGTCCTTTGATACTGTTTGGGTTACTGAAGAGTGTATTTCTAATTTAGCTCTAAAAATCTTTGAGGAAGACGATTCTGTTGTAAGACAAGCTCTTGTAGAAGCTTTTGTCCAGATTCCTTATCTAGCACTTGTATCAAAGAAGCAACTATCAAACACCATACACAATAATCTTGTGACTTTAAGTGAGTCAACTGACTTTAGCAAAAATGATCTAAAGTTATTTGTTGCTAAGTTGTTTGAAATGAAAAAACCACTTAAGGAAATGGTTTCTACTCTTCTACAAGAAAAATACGGAGTAAACATCAACAACCTTAAAGAAACTCCAACCTTTAAAACACTTTTAAACACAGAAGTCCTTATTTTTGAATCTTTAGCTAAAATTTCACCAAGAGGTAGTGCTATTAGAGAGTGCTTCTCTGGAATGGCGGAAATGCTTAAATCAAAAAACGGTGTTGAAGCAATTGATGTCAACAACGGTCTTAAGTACATTTTTGAGCACTCAGGTTATGAGAGTGTTTATTCAGACGAAGCTGTCGTAAGTTCTTTTAGATTAAATGAAGAACTATCTTCTGATGAAGATGTAGTCGAAATGATTATGTCTGAATTGTTCACAGAAGCTCTTGATCCTGTTGGTAAAGAAGATAAAGATGTTAATAACGATGGCAAGGTTGATAAAACTGATAAGTATCTAAAAAATCGTAGAGATGCCATAGGTAAAGCAATTAAGGGAAAGGGTAAAAAGAAGAAAGAAGAAAATGATGATGAGCCAGAGATGGATGATCTTGAAGAAGAGGAAGTCACTCAAGGAATGACAGCCAAAGATCTCATGAAAGCTCTTAAAGATATAGAAGCCCTAATTGAAGATCCTATTGATCTTGACGAAGAATGATATATAATATATCATGGCTGATAGAATACCTTTACGGATAGTAAACCTATCCAGCGGACCAACTATAGGAGAGTTTCGCTCTGGTGATACCCTAGGAATTATTCATGGGGGAACAGGTGTTTCTAGTTTAGCTCAGTTTAAAGATGATTTAGGATTAAATGATCTTTACTTATCATCTGATCTTAATGATATTGATCCAGTTCTTAGAGCAGGATTAACATCTCCAACGGCAGGAGACAGTTTAATATGGAATGGTCTTCATTGGACTGTTTCAGCACTTGATGCAGTAGGTGAACTTTCAGCATTAACTGATGTTAACATAAGTTCTCTTGTTCATGGTCAAAGCTTAGTATACTTCTCTTCAACTGGTAAGTGGGAGAATGCCTATCCTGTCGGTGCTGGTAGCGCAGGTGATCACGGAGCTTTACAAGGTTTAGCAGACAACGATCATCCTCAGTATGTTCTATCAGCTACTAACTCAGCACTAAGTGCATTAGTTGCAAGTATAGAAGCGTCTACTGTTGCGCTTTCTAGTTATATTGCTACCAACGCAGGTGATCATGGTAACCTTACAGGTCTTTTTGATAATGATCACCCCCAGTATGTATTAAGTGCAACCAATGTTACTTTATCAGCACAGGTAGAACTTAATGAGGGTGACATTCTTGATCTTTATACTTATATTGCTACTAATGAAGGTCTATGGGGTGGAACCTTATCTGCTATTGATCACGGTGGTTTAAGCGGCCTATCAGGTAACGATCACCCTCAGTATGTTCTATCATCAACAAACTCCGCTCTTAGTTCGTTAGTAACTAATGTTGAAGGTTCTACTGTATCTCTTTCTGCTTACATAGCAGCAAACGAAGCAGCATGGTTAGCAGATGCTGATGTAAGTACACTGTCTGGTCTGGGGGATACCAATTTTGTAGATGTTGAAGACGGCCAGATTATAAAATACGACTCTGGTACGAGTGCTTGGCTTAACGACTATCTTGATTACTCAGTAGCAAAAGTATACAACAACTCAGCAGCCGCAATCAGTAAAGGCGCTGTTCTAACAATCACTGGTGCTCACAACCCAAATACCGCTTATGTTGATCTAGCAAGAGCAGATTCACAAAGCAGTATGCCTGCTATTGGTATTGCCAACGCTGATATTGCCATAGGTGCCGAAGGTCTTGCTATTACATTTGGTCGTGCTGCTGGTCTTAATACTTCTGGATTTACAGAAGGTGATAAGGTTTATGTTAGCCCAACTGTAAAGGGCGGTCTTACACAAACAAGACCAACAGCAGGAAACCATCTAGTACAGAATGTCGGTATCGTAATGAGAGCCGACGCTACCAATGGTGTAATTAAGGTCACTGGTATTGGTAGATCAAACGACATTCCTAACGCTGTCATAACAACTCTTTCTGGTGACGCCGATTACATTTACATTGATGATGGCGGCACATGGAAGAAGATTGCTCCATCTGATCTTGCTGTATCAGGTCTGACTGGTGCTCAGGGCGCACAAGGTGCTCAAGGATACCAAGGTACTCAGGGCTTTGACGGACCTCAAGGGGCACAAGGTTATCAGGGCACTCAAGGGTTCGATGGTCCTCAAGGTGCCCAGGGCTATCAAGGTACTCAAGGTTTTGTAGGTCCTCAGGGCGCTTCAGGAACTCAAGGTGATACAGGACCTCAAGGAGCCCAGGGTTATCAAGGTACTCAGGGCTTTGACGGACCTCAAGGGGCACAAGGTTATCAGGGCACTCAGGGCTTCGACGGTCCTCAAGGTGCTCAGGGTTATCAAGGCACTCAAGGTTTCAATGGTCCACAAGGAGCACAAGGATACCAGGGCACGCAAGGTTTTGATGGCCCACAAGGTGCTTCTGGAACTCAAGGTGATACAGGACCACAAGGAGCACAGGGATATCAAGGTACGCAAGGGTTTAATGGACCTCAGGGTGCTCAGGGTTATCAGGGCACACAAGGTTTTAACGGTCCTCAAGGAGCACAGGGATATCAGGGTACGCAAGGGTTTAATGGACCTCAGGGCGCTCAAGGTTATCAAGGTACTCAGGGCTTTGACGGTCCTCAAGGTGCCTCTGGAACTCAAGGTGATGTAGGTTCACAAGGTGCTCAAGGTTATCAAGGAACTCAGGGCTTCAATGGACCTCAAGGTGCTCAAGGTTATCAAGGAACTCAGGGCTTCAATGGTCCACAGGGAGAAGCAGGTCCTCAAGGTCGAGAAGGACC